AAGATAACAATGGTTGATCCATCGGGAGGCCCTTATATATCAATTGGAGATAATCTAAAAGCATTTTGGCCTAAAGGGGAATATCAAGACTTAATAGTTGACGGGATAGAAATAGGTAAAGATTTAGTAACCTTTAAAATAAAATAATGAAAGCATTACAATTTGCAAAGTTCTTTTTTATATCAGTTCCTTTAGCCTGTTTATTATACGGGATAGGGTTAACAATACAATTAATTAAAAAGATATGAGTGGAGAAGTAAAAGGCCTCGAGAATAGCCGAGCAATAAAAATGGTAGATATAGAAACTAAAGAAGTAACAGAATTTAGATCAATAGCCTACGCAGTTAGAAAAACAGGGGTTAATGAATACGCTTTAAGGAATAGTCTTAATCCAGTACAAAAGAAACGATTTGAAGTTAACGGCCGGTTGGTATGTTTTCGTGTTGTTAAATAACCTAATTTTGCTATATGCTAACAATTCCAAAACTAACTGCTAAGGCTCAAAAGATATTTAATGCTTACATAAGGCAAAGGGATAGCCAAGACGGATATTTTACTTGCATTAGTTGCGGACAAACTAAAACAACTGATTTAATGGACGCAGGGCATTATGTCCCAGTTAAGGGTAGTTCGGCTTTAAGATTTGATGAATATAACGTAAATGGGGAATGTAAAAGTTGTAACGGATTTGACCAATTTCACCTAATAGGTTACCGAAGAAATTTAATTGATAAGGTTGGAGAGCGTAAAGTAATGGAGTTGGAGCAACAACATAGACTTATAAAAAAATGGACAAGAACCGAACTAAACGAACTGATTGAAAGATACAAATAACATATTTAAAACAATCAAAGAAATAAAGCCAGTAAATGGCTACTTTGGGTATGTTTTTATCATTGAGGAAATAAATCATTTCGTATATGGCGAAACTAAAGAAGAAGCCTTTAACTTTGTAGCTGATTATATAAACGAATATTATGGCAAAAGCAAGCAGTAGCGGAAAAACAACATTTGGGAAAAGAAAGTGCGGAAAAGCAAAAAAGAGTTATAACAAACACTCTCCTAAACCTAAACCATATAAAGGACAAGGCAGATAATGAAAGACACTTACGGCAAACGACTTTATAAATGCAAATGCGGAATAGTTGAGGACTATGTTTGGCAATCCGACCTAAAGAAACATAAGGTAAAATGTTGCAAAACATTAGGCTATGACGATTTAATAAAAACAGAGAAATTACAATTAACTTCAATAAGAACCGACACAAAAAATAGATAATGCTAATATCCCAAATAAAACCCAACCCAAACAATCCAAGAATAATAAAGGATAATAAGTTTAAACTTTTAGTTAAGTCAATCCAGGAGTTTCCTCAAATGTTAGAATTAAGGCCTATTGTTATAGACGAGAATAACGTTGTTTTAGGTGGCAATATGAGGTTAAAGGCTTGTCAAGAAGCTGGGTTAACTGAAGTGCCGGTTATTCACGCTAACAATTTAACCGAAGAACAAAAGAAGGAATTTATCATAAAGGATAATGTCAGTTTTGGCGAACACGATTGGGAGTTATTAGCTAACGAATGGAACATTGAAGATTTAGACGATTGGGGTTTAGATATACCAGCATTTGCTAATAATGACATAGAGCAAAAAGAAGATAATACTAAAGGGAATAAGGTTTGCCCAAATTGTGGTGTATCTTTGTAAAAACAGTGAATTTACAATGGCAGGAATAGATAATTTAACCCCATACCCAAAAGGAGTAAGCGGCAACCCAAATGGCAGACCTAAAGGGGTAGAAAATAGCAAGACAAGGCTTTTGCGTTTACTCTCATTAGTACAAAAGAAAAAGAACCCAATTACAGGCGAAGAAGAAGAATTTACTTTACTTGAACTAATGGATATGCAACAAGTGAACAAGGCACTAAAAGGGGACGATAAAGCATATAAGGAGTTATTAGACCGTTTAGAAGGTAAGCCAAAGCAATCAACTGAAGTTGAGGTAAGCGGTGGAATGACAATTAATTGGGAAGAGAAAAAAACATACGTAGCAAATAACCCATCTATTTAAATAGTCAGGTGGTGGAATGGTTGTAGACACAGTGGTATGCAAGGATGACCACGTTAGATAAAAGGCGGGAATGCACCAACGTCTCTAACATTGCTAGGTTCAAATCCTGCCCTGACTGCAAATAATAATATGGAACTATCAATAAAACAAACTACTGCCCTTGACCTCCTTGAAGATACTCGCACAAACGAGATACTTTTTGGGGGCGGGGCAGGTTGAAGGGCGGTGGCAAAACGGCTTTAGGTTGTTATTGGCAACTTAAACAACGCTTAAAATATCCCAACACTCGTGGATTAATAGGTCGTGCCGTATTAAAAACACTAAAAGAAACTACATTAGTTTCATTTTTCCAAGTTGCTAAACTGCAAGGATTAGAAGCCGGCAAGCATTATAAGTTTAACGCACAAACAAGCCAAATAGAGTTCTTTAACGGATCAACAATTCTATTAAAGGATTTATATTCTTATCCAAGCGACCCAAACTTTGATGAATTAGGTTCGTTAGAGATTACCGATGCGTTTATAGATGAAGCCAATCAGGTAGAGGATAAAGCGAGAAATATTATTAAGTCAAGGATAAGATTTCAATTAGACCAAAACGATTTAGTTCCTAAGATACTTTATACGTGCAACCCTGCAAAGAATTGGACGTACTCCGAATTCTACAAGCCTCAACAAGATGGAACGATTGGACACAATAAACGCTTTATTGCTTCGTTAATAGATGACAACCCGTTTATATCTAAGCACTATAAGGAAAACCTTTTAACCTTAGATAAGGTAAGCCGAGAAAGATTATTAATGGGTAATTGGGAATACTCAAATGATCCCGCTCAACTTATAGACTATGAAAAAATACTTGACGCTTTTCGCAGCGACTATTTACCTACTGGTACATCTTACATTAGTTGCGATGTTGCTCGTTTTGGGAGTGATAGTACTGTTATTGGGGTATGGAATGGCTTTAGGGTTAAACTACATCAATACCAAGGCAAGTCAGTTGTGGAAGTGGCTGAAATCATAAAGAAGTTCCAAAAGGAATATCAAGTGCCTACATCTAATATCGTGGTCGATGAGGACGGAGTAGGTGGCGGGGTATGTGATATCCTTAGGTGTAAAGGATTCGTAAACAATTCAAAGGCTTTAGACAATCCAGTAACCAAACAAAAGGAGAACTTCGATAACCTAAAGTCGCAATGTTATTTTAAGTTGGCCGAACTAATAAACGATAGCAAAATATATATCAATGCAGACGGAACACAAAAGCAAAAGATTATCGAGGAGTTAGAACAGGTAAAACAAAAGTCAGTAGATAACGACAACAAAAAAGGAATAATATCTAAGGACAAGGTAAAGGCTTTAATCGGTCGATCTCCGGATTTTTCGGATTGTTTAGCAATGAGAATGATATTTGAATATACTCCGAAATTTCAAGTTTCAGTATTTTAATACAAAATAAGTAACTTTGACTAAATATTAATTTATGGGATTATTTGATTTCTTTAGTAAAAAGAAAGTAAACACATTATTTCCTAATATACCATTGGGCGCACAGGTAGCAATACAACATGGGATAGTAACGTGGCAAGGGCAAAATGCACAGCAGTTTGTAAGAGACGGCTATCAGTCAAACGATATAGTTTATTCAATTATTAAACTAATTACTGATAAAGCCAAACTTGCTCCTTTTCATGTTTATAAAATAGTTGACCAAACTGCGGCTAAAAGGTACAAGTCTCTAATGAAGCAGCCGGACAAGATAGAGAATTGGAATGAAGTAAAACAATTACATAAAAAGGCATTTGAATTATACGATGGGGACGCGCGATTAAACGAATTACTTAAATACCCTAACGGAGAAGATACTTGGGCAGATTTAATTGAGCAATGGTGCGGATTTAAACTAATAACAGGTAATTCATTTATTTACGCTAAAATGATAAAAGGTGGCGCTAATGACGGCAAGCCTTTTGAACTTTTTGCTTTGCCGGCACAATACATGGCTATTATTGCTAATGTTGAAGTGTTCCCACCTGTAAGAGTTGGTTATCAACTTTACTATGGTAAAATGTGGACTTTCGACACTAAAGAGATATTACACGATAAATACTTTAACCCTTATTGGACAGTTACCGGCAATGAACTTTACGGACAATCCCCTTTAATGGCAGCGGCTAAGACTTTGACAAGAAGTAACGAGGCTAAAACGGCTGCGGTGGCTTCATTCCAAAATGGGGGGCCGGCAGGAGTTCTATTTATGAATGACGATAACTTTGATCCTATTAGCGGTACTCAACAAGCGCAAGCGTTGAAGAAAGCAATTAGCGAAAAAGGAGGAGCAAGTAATTACAATTCAATAGCAGTATCGGGTTATAAGGTAGATTGGAAGCAAATTGGACTTTCTCCTGTTGAATTAGATATTATCGAAAGTGAAAAGTGGGATATGAAATCACTTTGCAATATTTACGGAGTGCCAAGCCAGTTGTTGAATGACGCAGATAACAAAACTTATAACAATCAAAGAGAGGGCGAAAAAGCCTTAACGTTAAGATGTGCTATTCCTTTGTTAGACTCTATTACTGAAAACTTAAATAGAAAACTACATAGCGATTGGGGTTACAGAGGTACTAATGTTTACATAGGTTACGATATACAAGTTTACCAAGAATTAGAAGCAAATAAAACTGAGCAAGTAGATTGGTTGGATAAAGCGTGGTGGATTTCTCCGGCACAAAAAATGGAAATAATGGGTATCAAAAATCCTGATTATATTCCTACCGAAGAATTAGAGAAATTATATGTACCAAGTAACTTGCAACCATTAGACCAATTTCAACCTTTGGATATTCCAATGGAAGTAACACCAAAAAAGCCTTAATATGCAATTTGTAGAATTTATAAGCCAATTATTAGATAGTAAAGAACAAGCTATTGTTTGGCATAATCAAACATTAAGCTATGCCGAACATAAGGCATTAGACTTTTACCAAGATGAAATAGCAGAACTTTATGATGGGTTAGTAGAAAGCGTTTCAGGTATTTATGGCAGACCTAAAAACTATTCAGTAGGTACTTTGCAGAATTATGTAAGCAATGAAGCAGTACGTGCATATTTTAAAGAATTATACGTATTCATAGAAAAGGAGCGTAAAACAATATACCAAGAAACTTGGGTGCAAAATCAAATTGATGAAATAGCGCAATTAATAGCTAAAACACTTTACCTTTTAACATTAAAATAATGGAAACAAAACATTTTGATAAGTTCTTACAATTAGTTGATGAACTTAAAAAGACTACAGGAATTAATAAAGCAGGTAACACATTTGCTAATGCTAAAGTTGATGATAAGAAATTTATCACTCCTAATTCGTGGAACGCTCCAAGTGCAAGTGAAGAAAACGCATACATAGAGAAAAACGGAATGGAAGCATTTGGTAAATGGCATTTAGGAATTGACGCTAACGCTGACCCTAAAACAAAAGAGCATTGGCATTATATCTTTACAAGTGATTTTGTAAATGTAGATAGAGCAGGATTAATAGCTATTAGACAAAGAGCAGGTCAACAAAAAGAAACTGCAGTATTTGAAGCAGCCGGTAAGCTAATCGAAAAAATAGACGCATAATGATTTGGCAAGATTATAGAAAACTCTATATGAATGCACTTATTCAATACTCGCCTAAGTTCAAAAAAGAACTACAAAGACAGGTCGATGAATATTGCCGTACCCAAGACTTCAACGCAATTAGCGATAATGGCCTTAAAAAGACCATTAAACATCTTCATGTAGCATTAGGTACCAAAATGGCTATAATAGCCGAAAAAAGCGTTAAAAAGGGCGCTAAAGGGGTTTCGTACTTAGAAGCAAAAGGAACTAAGAATGATTTGATTGCTTATGTTATTTTAAAGTACTTGGAAACAAAAGGCTTAGACCAATTAGCAGCAGATATTACGGACACCACAAAAGAGCAAATAAAGAACTTCTTATTAAAGGCGCAAGAGCAAGGATTAACAAATTACGAAACTATCCAACTATTAAAGACTGCCGGCATAACAAACTATCGTGCTGAGTTAATATCAAGAACAGAAACGGCAAGAGCCGCTAATGTAGGTTCAATGGTTGGCGCTATGTCAACAGGTTTGGTAACAGTTAAAGAATGGATTGCCGCTAAAGATAATAGAACGAGAAGAATGCCAAGAGACGCTAACGACCATTTACACATGGACGGAGTGCAAATACCAATAGACCAAAAGTTTGTAGTAACTGCAAAAGATTATATCGATAATATGTTACACCCAGGCGATAGTACGGCACATGCGGGTAACGTTTGTAATTGTCGTTGTACTTTAGGATATGAAGCATTAAGAGGTTCGGACGGCAAGTTATTAAAGTTGCAAAACAATCCTCCAATGGGTGACGCGGGAATGATATGGAATTTATTAACGAATTTAGCGGGGTATGAAATAGGCCAACTTTTAATGGAAGCGTTAGGATAATAAAAAAAATAATACTTTTGTAATATGAATAAAATTCAATCAAAGAACACAATAGTTGAAAAAGACGATATTGGTTATTCTATAATGGACGTAGATAGCGAACAAAGGCGCGTTAAAGCGGTTTGGGCGAGATGTGGTAACATTGATTTGGATAACGATATTATCGTGCCGGAAGCGTTCACTAAAACGATTAAGGAAAGAGGCCCAGAGGGCAAGAACTTAGTTTGGTCGTTAGTAGATCATTGTGCAGATATGAATAACGTAATAGGAAAGCCGGAGCAGTTATATGTTCAAGGCGATATGCTTATTGCGATTACTCCAATAGTAGAAACGGAAAAAGGCGAGGACATTATCAAGATGTACGAAGCCGGCCTTATCAATCAACACTCAATAGGATTTAGTACTATTAAGTCTAACGTAGATAAAGAGGGCATTAGAACTATTACCGAATTGAAATTATATGAGGGTTCTGCGGTTCTTTGGGGTGCTAATCCTGAAACGCCAACTTTAGGCTTTAAGGGAGAAATGGAAGCTAAAGATAAAAGACAAGAATTAAGCAACAGGCTTGATAAACTCGTAAAGGCATTTAAGAATGGTCGTTTCACAGACGATACATTTAGCCTTATCGAGATAGAAATAAAGAGAATTCAAAGTGAATTATTAGAAATCGAAGTAATCAAAGAAATCACTCAACCCGAGCAATCAGTTGAGCCGGAAGAAGAAGAAAAGAAAGAAGATAACGAGCAAGTTCTCAAAGCAATTAAACAATTTAATAATCTATTTAAAAAGTAAAAAATGGAAAACGTAATCAATGAAATGGCAGAAAACGTAAAAGGCATTAAGTCTGACGTTGCTGCTCAAATCGAAGAAGTGAAAACTTCTATCAAAGTTGTTGCTGACGAAATGCAAAAGCAAATCGACGCACAAAATGTAGCTCAAAAGAAAGCTGCTTCTAAGCAAGTTAAGTTCATGGATGAGGCTATTATGGAGAAATTAGATGGTAACTTAGACCAAATCGAAAAGGAAATGAAATCAGGCGGTAAATTCCGTTTAGATTTAAGCGATGTTAAGACTATGACTTTGTCAGGTTCTTTAACTGGTGACGCTCAAGCTTCTTACGCTCCTAACGCTGCTATCTTACCAAGTCAAGCAGTTAACTTCCGTGACTTGATCCCAACAGTTCGTTCTACAAGTGGTTTGTATGTATTCTACAAGGAAACTGCAACAACTAACAATATCGGCGCTCAAACAGAGGGTAGCGATAAAGGACAAAATAGTTACGCATTAAGCGAAGTAAAAGTTGTTAACGATTACATCGCAGGTTTCTCTACTTTCTCTAAGCAAATGGCTAAGTCTTTACCATTCTTGAGTACAACTTTACCAAGAATGTTGACAAGAGATTTCTACAAGGCTGAGAATAGCGCATTCTATACATCTGTTTCTGCTGCTGCAACTGGTTCAACTACAACTGCTGAAACTACTGATTTGAAGCAATTAGTTGACTATATCGGTAACCAAAAGAGCGCAAACTTTGTGGCTTCTTTCGCGGTTGTTTCTCCTACTCAAATGGGCCGTTTATTGAAAGATACAATCACTCAAGGTTACTACGCTGGTAGTGGTTCTGTTATCGTTAATCCTAATGGTGGTATCACTATTTGGGGAGTACCTGTAATCGCTGCTTCTTGGGTTGCTGATGACAAGGTGTTAATCTTAGATAACAACTATTGTGAGCGTGTTGAAGTTGAAGGTTTAGCGATTGAATTCTCTTATGAGAACGCAAGTAACTTCCAACAAAACATGGTTACTGCTCGTATCGAGTGTTACGAAGATGTAAACTTAATGCAACCGGCTTCTGCAATCTTTGCTGATTTCGGAAACGTGGCTTAATTTAAGTTTTACTTATAAAATTACCCTCTACTTAAAAGGTAGGGGGTTTTTTATTTATAATATTGTAAATTTGTAAAAAAGGGAATATGTATAATTATATCATAGATTACACTCAAACAGATTTAGGAGAATTTAACGAGCCGGTAACAGTTACCGAAGCGAAACAATATTGTCGTGTGACTAATGAAGTAGAGAATGAATTATTTATTGATTTAATTATTCAGTCAAGACAAGCGGTGGAAAAAGCGGCTAACATTAGTATTACTCCAAAAACTATTACGTTATGGTTTACTAACCTTGCCGGCAACTTTCAACTTCCATTTGGTCCAATGACTGAATTTACAAGTTTAACGGACGCAAACGGGAATATATTAAGTACTAACGTTTATAATTTAGTAGGTGGCCAATATCCTAACCTACAAAGGCCAGAATGGGCCAATTTAAAGGCTATTTATAATACCGGCATGGATGTAGTACCAAAGGAGATAAAGATTGCAATTTTAGATCAAATTAACTACGGATACGAGAATAGAGGTATGGACGTTAACGATATGGGTATTTGTGAGAAAACATGGAGAGTGTGTCAACGTTGGACAAGAACAAGCCCAATTTTATAATATGAGAATAGGACTACATAAAGACAATTACGTTGACGCTAATTCTATGACAAGATTAGTGAATGTTTATTCCCCGTCACAGGTTCCGGACGGAGAGGGTGGATACTCAACATCTTATATTTTACAAGAGGTAGTATGGGGGGATTATAGACCGCAACCGCAAAATAGAGCATTACAAGAAAGTCAATTATCATTTAACCGATATGCGAAATTATTTGTACGTTGGGATTTAGTAATAAACGACTATTATAAGTTAGAGGTTGAGGGACAATTATTTACTATCCATTCCATTAAGGACGTGGATAATGCTCATAGATTTTGGGAAATTGAAATGTACGCATAATGGATAGTGTTACTTTTAGAATGGAAGGGCTTGAACAAATGATTGCTGCTTTGGGCAATATTTCTAAGAAAATAGAAGTAGAAGTTGCCGAAGAAGTAAACGCTTCCGCTTTAAAAATACAATCGGACGCTAAAAAACTGGCTCCGGTTAACTTGGGTACGCTAAGAAATTCTATTCAATTAGTATCAATATTGAGTAATAAAAGATTAACTTATACTATTGGGACAAGTGTTTCTTATGCTCCTTATATTGAATTTGGAACAGGTGGTAAGGTTTCTATTCCGGCAGGATTTGCAGATTTTGCTTCTCAATTTAAAGGGAAATCACAAGGAAAATTTAGGGATATGGTAAATGCCCTAACAGAATGGGTAATTAAAAAAGGATTGGCAGGTTCGGGGAATAAATCAAGGTCTGTGGCTTATGCAATAGCATTAAGTATATTAAGAAAAGGGATAAGGCCTCAACCATTCTTAATACCGGCATTTGAGGCTGAAAAGCCAATATTAAAAAACAAAATAAAAGATATTATAAAAAATGCTAAATCCTAACGTAGAGATAAAGAAATGGTTTGTAAATGAGATTGCTGCGGCAACTAATTTGCCTGTTTTTGACGGAATGGCGCCGGATAATAACTATTCGGAATATATCGTTTTAGACGGCAGAACCTCTACCCAAGAACAAGGGAAATCAGGTTATACAAATTCAAATGTGATCATTGTAGACATTATAACAAAAAATGCTAACTTTGGCTATAAGCGTTCGGAACAAATATCTAATTTGGTATTAATGCAAATAAATTCGGATACTAAAATAACATTACCTAACGGGTGGACTTCAACAAGTCTTTATGTTCAAAGTATCTCAAATTTAGACGGCCTTAACCCTTTAGATAACGTGTTTAGAACATTAATAACATATAATTTAACAATAACTCAAATTTAATAAAATGGCAGAAACTAAAGTATCAGGTAGAGACTACCTATTATTCGCAGACATAGACGGAGATGATACATTCAAACCCGTAGCGTGTTTAACATCTAACAACATCACTTCTTCATTGAACGTGATTGACGCTACTTCAAAATGTGGCGACCAATTCCAACCGGGACCGGCTTACACTCAATCAATCAAGGCTGATGGCTTTGCTATTGACCAAACAGGAACCGCTTCTAAGGATAGTTACAATCAATTATATTCTGCATTTATTGCGGGTACTGTATTCGCTATTAAAATGGGCGAGGCTACTCCAGTTGCAGGTAATGTAATT